CAATAAGTTGATCAAAAAGGATGATAAGCCCAAGAAAAGTGGGAAAAAGTCTATCGACTTTTACGAAAAGTAAACCACAGAGTACAAAAAACAAAAAACATTGCCAGGGGTGGATTATCCCCGCACTTCTCAGCCAGTAGAGCGCATACTACACTGTACTGGACGAGCCTTATTTCTTGTTGTGTTTTGACCATCGACCTTTTCATGGACCCCCTAGACTTTTGAAGACCTGTGACAGCTGTACTTATTTTACCTATCGTCCCAGGAATCTCTGTGGTCTTCATGAATATGTCACCAACATCTACAGAATCTATGATCTGTTGTTGAATGAGGGGTTCCAGATATGTGAAGTAGTTAAAGTCTGGGTCAAGTTTGAGACATATTCCTTCAATCGTGGAAAAGGCTTTGGCGAGGTACACGAAACTACTCGGTACGACGAATGGTTTTTCCATTGCGAGTTGTGTTGAGAGATCATCATTCACGATTCCAGAACCATCTAGAGTCTCTAGGTACCCTAAAATAGTTTCGAAAAATAGTTCAATATCAGAAACATCCGAAGATGTTGGAACGATAACACCCAACTTGACTAGAGTATCTACTATACCTGCAGTATCTCGTGTGATGATAAACCCGAAAAGTTTTGTGAATCCATCTCTCAATTCTTCAGAGAGTGGTACCAACAACCCAAAGTCGTAAAATACAAGTTTCCCTTTGGAGGAAAAGCCTAAGTTACCCGGGTGTGGATCAGCATGGAAAAGACCATTATCCATGGTTTGAATGACATATGCGTTTATAAGAGCTTCACATATCTTCTTCTTGTTCACTTTGGGATCGGTAATTTCTGTCAGTTTGGTCGACGCGACATATTCCATCACAATCATTTCATCGTTTGAATACTTTTTATACACTTTTGGAACCTTTACCCAATCGACATCTTTCATACTTTTTCGAAACTTTATGGCGTTATCAACCTCCTGTTTGTAATCAGCCTCTCCTAAAAGATACTCTATAGACTCATCGAGGACCGAACCCGAACTATTTCCGGTGTCAATACCTATGCGCTCGAGGAATTGTACAATGTCGCGTATGTTATCGGTATCTTCTTTCATAATACCCAGGATTCCTGGCCGTTTTAATTTTACAACAACTTTTTGACCGTTACGGAGTACAGCCATGTGGACTTGGCCAATACTCGCGGATTTAAATGGTACAGGGTCAAATTCCTTAAAAATATCATAATTTACAATGGTATCGAATTCCACGGGAGGAACGTCATCTTGCAACGATTCCAATTCTTTTGTAAATTCTGGTGGATAGAGGTCTCCCCTCGTCGAAGCGATCTGACCTAATTTTACAAATGTTGGTCCAAGGTCAAGGAGTTCCTCTTTCGTCCATCGACCAAGTTCTGATTTATTTTGTACAGTGGTATTTTTCCATAGAAACTTACCAGCAAACTTCCATGTTTTCAACCTTCTACTAGGAACTTTGTTTGGTACATGTTGAGCGACACATAACATTCTACTTTCTGTAAAGGTTTTTATTTCTCGACTTATATAAATGAAGATTTCCAACCTCTTTGGATCAGTCACACATCCAATTGAAAAATTCATCCAACCCCCCTCGTTGGTTTTTTCACTCATCGTACTTTACCAAGGTTTATTCTCTGGTAATGCTGTCATGATCCCACAACGCTTAAAAGTTCTATTCGGTAATAAATTCTTTCGTTTGTTCTCCCTGTTTCTAATCACTTTAACATCATCTAGAGATGTTGAATACGCACTTTTATCTACGGTGATTTTCGTCACATTTATTTACGCGTTAAAAACTCCCGAGGAGCGTGAGAAGACCGGACTGATTTAATTTATCCACTACAAGTAGAATGAAGATTCATATTATAGGTGCGGGTCCGAGTGGTATGTCATTAGCTTGGGAATTTCTCAGAGCAGGAAATGATGACATAACAATCTACGATAGAAAACTATCTGCTGGTGGGTCTTGGTGGGAACCCGAAATAGAGACAAGAGATCTTCACGCACACAGGATCGTATTCGATCGCGCTTTTATCAATACACAGTCACTTTTCAAAGAGATGAATATTTCATGGAATGATATATTCCAACCTGTGAATAAGAAGAAGTATCTTGATACCGCTTTTAAGTCTCTAAGTTTTGGAGATTATAGAACCCTAATTTCATTGTTTACGCGTGTACTCACACAATCGGATACATACAAAGGAATATCTCTCGTGGATGCGATTGGATCTCTCAGTGAGAAAGGTCGAGCGTACATAGAACACTTACCATTAATAATGGATGGTGTCACATGGGATGTCATGTCCGCCTATGAATTTGTAAAAAATATAGATCATACATCACTTTCGAATATGTATACACAAAGAGTCTCCGGTAAAGTGATGTGTGACGCCATGGAAAAATGTTTACTAGATAACGGTGTTAACTTCATTTTTGGAACTGAAGTAACTTCTATAGAGTATCGAAGTGATGGGTATTCGGCTAAATTTGATACTGACCAAATTATAAACGATGGTATGTTGTTCTTATGTGTAGATAACAGTCCAGCTCTAAAACTATTGGGTGATAACTGGGGTCCCGATGCAGAGAAAAAGTTACGAGGAAGTACCTACGGTGCCATAAATGTTCTTCTCGATTACGACAAGAAACCAGTGTTGAAAACTGATATAGAAATAGCAACACAAACCAAATGGAACTTACAACCTAAAGTTCTTTCAGATGGAAAAACAGTCTCATGTGTTATATGTAACTTGACTGAAGAGATTCTGAGTTCTAGCCCCGAAGTCATAAAGGGGGAAGTTCTCAAACAACTTGGACTACCCCAACCAAATACCATACGCATTGGTTGGGGTGCGGAATGGGAAGATGACAAGTGGACATTTTCACAATCATCGGGTGTTCTCAGTCTCCACGGTCAACTCCCATTTTTTGGAAACTGTTCAAAAGTTGCGATGTGTGGTATGATGTCCCCTAGAAATACACCCTATTCGAGTATCGAATCAGCCGTTGAAGTATCGAGGTCTCTGAGTCATCAAATCTTCGGTACTAGAAAACCACTCAAACCCCTTCTCGTTTCCCATGTCTTATTGTACACTTTTGTAATACTTATAGTTTTAACGTTAGTTTATTTTAAGAAGAAATGAAGTTTCTAGGAAAAGTACATGAACCTATTTATGAGTCAACGACAAAAAGTATATTCGTTTTATAATTCCATCTAAGTGTTCAGAAATTATAGAGCGAATGCATATAAATAAATGGCGTTTTCTATCAAACCCAAATATTGACAACCCATTGGATGGTAACATCCTAACAGTAAAAGTTCCATTTAGGTACCGACGAGTCATGTGTAACGTTCAAGGAAAACCTATTCAATCTTTTATCAAAGGCGACGAAGCCGAAATTGAAATAGAATTCAAAGGTGCATGGAATGTTGGTAATTATTCAGGCTTATCTTGGGTACTCTCTTCCTCAATCTTCTCAAGTCCTTGAGTAGGATCTACGGGCAATTCAATCGTGTTCACACCACCTTTTTTCAGGTTAGAGAAGGTTTGAAGCATTCCTTGGAGACGAAAAACCTCTTGGGTCATCTGTTCGATAGTCGCTTCAAGTCGTTTAATATTCTCATCAATGTCAAGAGTGGGCATCGTGTACTTATTTAAAGTTTCGCATCTTTAAATAAGTATGCTCTCCAGAACTGGATATATAGTGAATACGGGTCCAATTCAGGAAATTAAAAAGGAACTTACCGTAAGACCTATAGTAAATGGGGATTACGGATTCCCTCCACCGCCTTTCAAAGTTTTCAGACCAGCTAAGAATGGAGTCTGTGTTCCAAGATTCTACGGAACTTCTAAAATTGGAGAACCCAAAGAGGATAAGAGACCAGAACCCACCCGGATCAATACCAAATTTGTCGGACAGCTTAGGGATACTACACACCAAAATGATGCCCTCAGAGCAGCAATTAAAGCAGGGCATGGTGTGCTTTCTCTACCATGTGGGTATGGCAAAACGACGGTATCCTTGGCCATAGCGTGTAAGTTGGGGTACAGGACCATGATTGTCGTACACAAACAATTCTTAGCAGATCAATGGCGAGAAAGGATTCAGCAGTTTTGTCCGGGTGCCACGATTGGTGTCGTACAACAAGATAAGAAGGAAGTTGAGTGTGACTTTGTCATCGCTATGCTTCAGTCATTATCACTCAAAGAATATTCATTTTCAGACTTTGATAGTGTAGGAACTCTCATAGTAGATGAGGCACATCATATATGTGCAAAGGTATTTAGTCAGAGTTTGTTTAAAATGTGCCCCAAGCACATCTTTGGACTCTCAGCGACACCCGAACGAAAAGATGGTCTCACTAAAGTGCTTCATTGGTTTATGGGTCCAACATTTTTTGCAGTTGAAAGAAAGAATCAAGAACAGGTTGAAGTGTTTCAGGTTACGTTCGATTCACCTAATTATAGAAACCCTCCACCATCTATGAGAAATGGAAAGATTTCAATGCCAAATATGATTACGTGTTTAGTTGAAGATCGTCAAAGAAATAAGATGTTAGTGGAGTTGGTGAAAAAGGCTTCGGCGGGTACTCGACAACTTTTAGTTCTCAGCGATCGCCGACTTCATTGTGAATTTCTTCATCAATGTTTTCCTAAAACTTCAGGACTCTATATGGGTGGTATGAAAGAAGCCGCTCTCCAGGAATCTTCGAAGAAGAAGATCATCTTCGCAACATTCAGCCAAGCCCATGAAGGTTTAGATATTCCAACCCTTGATACAGTTATTCTAGCGTCACCAAAGTCTGATATCACTCAAAGTATCGGAAGAATCATGAGAGAGACAAAGGGGAAGAAGAATGATCCTCATATTTATGACGTACACGACCCTTGGTCGATCTTCACAGCGATGTATTACAAACGCATGAAGGTGTACCGACAAGGTGGATTCAATATCCGTGGAAAGGTTGTAGAAGAAAAGAAGAGTGACTTCCCTCAGGGAAAGTGTCTGTTTTTATAATCTGAACATCTAATAAATGTCGGGTGCATTAATACAATTGGTATCCAAGGGAATACAAGATGTCTACTTGACTAGTGACGATGGACATTCCTTTTTCCGGATGAAGTTTACGAGACATACAAACTTTTCTCAAGCACCCAAATACATTAAAAATATTTCCGCCAAAGATACATCTATTAAAATTCCCGTTTTAGGAGATGTTATCAATGGGTTATGGTTTGAATCGAGTTCTATAAACTCTAATGCGAATATAGCATCAAACTTGTTTTTCAATTCCACCCTAGATCTCTTTATAGGAGGTCAAAAAGTCGATTCACAACCATATGATTACTTTGGTGACATATGGCCAAACTATTTAGCTGACACCTGGAATAAAACACAAGAACTCAATAACAAAACTTCAACATCCAACTATACGTTTGTTCCACTTCATTTCTTTTTCTGTGATCATAAAGCATTTTTACCTCTCATAGCATTACAACATCATGAAGTTGAAATAAGAATTAATTTTGATGAAGCAAACATAGCTACTATAACAGCCGACGATAAGAATGCTAAAATATATGGAAACTATGTATATTTGGACAAGGAAGAAAGGGAGTCTTTGATTAGTCGATCCTTGGATTTCGTCATCACACAAGTCCAGAAAATAGAGTTCCCTCTTACGACAACGATAGATAACACACTCGCCACGAATGAAAATGTATGTGACATATCTTCTTTCAATCATCCAGTTAAATCGTTATTCTTTGGATTTGGTGCAAACAGTGGTGATTTCGCCAATGATCGTTTCACATTCAAGAATGCAGATTTACAAATAAACGGGATACCTCTACTCGAACAGATGAGTCCATTATATTTTCACACAGTTCAAAATTATTATAAATCATCATTTGGAACTTCCGAATTTATCGCAGAGAGTCAAGTGTTAATGTATACTCGATTCTTCGCGTACCACTTTTGTATGAACGCATCAGACTATAATCCATCTGGATCTTGTAATTTCAGTCGGCTCGATAACGCCAAGTTAACCATCAGAGGTGCAGAAAAGGGATTAAATAGACCAACTAACCAGGCACTGTTTGTGTACGCCGTAAATTACAACGTGTTGAGAATCAAGGACGGTTTGGCAGGAATTTTATTCGGTAGTTAATGTATAGATGGGTAGAACTGTTCGTTTCGATCAGATTTTTGTGTCGAATATGGACGC